CAAGCGGCTATTGTGAACGCCTTCGACGGCGCCAAGACGGGCGCGTTCGATCTCGCAGACGTCGCTGAAAAGGCCTTGACCTCCCGTATTCCCGTCATCGGCAAGCTCATCGATATCGCATGGTCTGATAGTAAGCCAGCGGTGACGGCCGCGGTGGACTCTTGGACTTCGACGATCGCCAACTTCGCCAAGGCCGAGTTGTTCGGCGACGGCAAACGCGACGCGCTCAACAAGCAGATCGAGGACTTCAGCAAGGTCGCTGCCACGGGGCAGGCGTACCTCAACGCCGTCGGCGAGGGCGCCCTGAAAGCCTTCAAGGATGCGCCGGACGTCATCTCCGGTGCGACCGCGGCCTTCTCCTCGCTCGCGACCACCGGCCTCGCACGCAACGAAGAAACGCTCGCGGCGATCGATGCCGCCGCCAAGAAGGCGGAGGAGAGCCTGAAGAAGATGGCCGAGGCGGCCGAGACGGGCCTGCGATCCGTCGCAGGGTTCAGCGGTGGCATTCTGGCAGGCCTCGCCAAATCGACGGTCCCCTTCAATGACTACAAGAGCCTGATCAGTCAGCTCAACGAGCAGGTGAAGCAGCAAGAGCGCGCGGTCGAGCTCATCGGCAAGAGCCCGAAGGAAGCAGCGAAGCTCAGGGGAGAGTGGGCTGTCGACGACGCCGTGCGCGACGATGAGAATAAGAAGCTCTCGGGTCCGCAAAGCGCCGCGTTGTCCGCCCTTACCGAGCGGATGGCCGAGATCGCCGCAGAAGGTGAGGCGGCAAAGCTCGCGGTTCGGCAGGCCGAGCAGACGAAGAACCTCGTTGCCTACGTCAGGGAGCAGGCCGAGATGCAGGCGGCCGCCACTCAGGAGGCCGGAAAAACCGCTGGCGAGATCGCCCGTGGTCGTGTCGAGGCGCAGCTCAATTTGCGGATCTCGCGCGAGCACCTCGACGTCCAGACCTTGCAAAGCGAGGAGGTCAAGAAGCAGCTCGAGCTCGTCGAGAAGTACGGCAACGCTCGGGCACTCGCCGCGTTCGATCGGCAGCTGACCTCATCCGCAACAAGCGCGATCTCGGCGCAGAACCTGGCGCTCGACACACTGGGCGCGAAGCCCGGCGACGTCGCCAAGCTGCGCTTCGAGACGCAGGAGATCAACAAGGCCGTCGAACAGGGCATCCCGCTGACCTCCGAGCTGTCGGCGAAAGTCAGCAACTGGGGCGATGCCATCAAGAGCGCCACCGACCTCGCCGAGGCCGGCAAGGCGCGCATGCAGGAATTCTCGCAGGTCAACCAGTCCGTCTCGTCGACGCTGGAGACCGCGTGGACGCGCTGGACCAAGGGCGCGCACGTCAACTGGCAGACCCTCGTCGACGGCATGCTCCAGGACATCGAGAAGCTCGTCTTCAAGATGTACGTGCTGCAGCCGCTGTTCGGCGGCGGCACCTCGGGCACCGGCGTGCTCGGACAGCTGTTCGGCTCGATCCTCGGCAGCGCCAACGGCACGGCGACGACCGAGGGCTGGGGCGCCACCGTGCTGCCCACCGCCGGCCGAGCCTTCGGCGGCCCGGTCGATGCCGGCCGCGTCTACGAGGTCGGCGAGAACGGCGGCCGCGAGCTGTTCGTTCCGAACGTGCCGGGCAGCTTCTATCCCATCGGCCGCGGCGCCAACGACAACGGCGGATCGGCGGCGATGCCCACCGTCAACGTCAACATCCAGGCCCCGCCGGGAACGACCGCGCGCGAGACGGGCCGGCAGCAGAACGCCGACGGCTCGTTCGACCTCGGCATCATGATCGAGCAGATCGAGGGCGCCATCGGCCAGAACATCGCGCAAGGCGCGAGCCCCGTCGGCGCCGCGATGCAGTCGACATACGGCCTCAGCCGTGCCGCCGGAGCCCGCTAGACCATGACCACCGCCGTCTCCTGGCCCGCGCAGATCCTGCCGGCGGCGCCGCTGTGGGCGCGCTACCGCATCGAGGGCGACCTCGGCATCGCGCGCACGCCGATGGAATCGGGCCTGCCGCGCCAGCGCCGCCGCTTCACCACGACGCTGTCGAAGGTGACGGTGGCGTGGACGATGAGCGGCACGCAGAAGCAGTTCTTCCTGTCCTGGCTCGCGGCGAAGGCCGGCTACGGCGGCGCGTTCTTCTCGATCGATCTGCCGCTCGACGACGGCACGCGCGCGGTCGAGGCCCGCTTCGCGCAGGCGCCGACCTACGATCTGCAGGCGACGGGGCGCTGGCTGGTCTCCTCCATGCTCGAGGTGCGCGACGATCCGGTGCTGTCGAGCGACGTGGTCGACGTCATGCTCGGCATCGGCATCGACCCGCTGCGGCAGATGGCGGCCGACCTCTCCGGCGTCCGCCTGACGCCGGCGTTCGCGGCATGGGGGGCGATCTGATGCCGAACCCCACGCTCTCGGAAGCCCTCGCCGAGGCCTACGCCAGCGCGCCAGCCGCGCGGCCGATCCTCGACACCATGTCGATCTACTACACCGGGCTCGTGGACGGCGCCGGCCAGCCGACCGAGGTCTACGTCTACTGCGGCTACGACGGCGACCGCACCAACGCCGACGGCGTGCTGGAGAAGGATTTCCGGCTGGAGGCCGAGGCCCGCGCCCACGGCGGCGCCGTCGTCGCCTTTCTCAACGTGCCCTTTCAGGTGACGCTGCCGAAGGTAACGGGCGAGGCCATCGCCAGGGGCCAGCTGATCCTCGACGGCGTCGGCCGCGAGATCGCGGGCCATCTGCTGGAGGCGATCGCGCTCGGCGCCTCGATCGAGGTGACCTATCGCGCCTATCTCGCCGGGCTGGAGGACGACGGGCCGCAGAACGACCCGCCGCTGGCCTTCTCGCTGGAGAACGTCTCGGCGACGCCGCTGCAGGTCAAGGGCGACATCGCGCTGCCCAACATGGGCAACAAGCGCTTCCCCGGGCGACTCTACGATACCACCCGGTTTCCGGCGATCCGCTGAAAGCGCTCACGCGCCGCATCGAAGGGCGTAACTGCTGGTTACGCCCTTCTGGCGCTCCGCGGGGGCGGCGCACGAGCGCCGGGGCCGCCTTGCGGCCGGACAAGAGAGGGGGTTCTGCATGCACTGGGCCGTGCCCTATCTCGGCAAGCCGTGGCGCATCGGCGCCGACGGGCCGGACGCCTACGACTGCTGGGGCCTGGTGCGGGCAATCCTGCGCCAGCGCGCCGGCATCGAGCTGCAGCCGATCGTCGAGAGCGACGTGCGCGACCTGATCCGCGCCTTCGAGACGCACCCCGAGCGCAAGGCCTGGGTCAAGGTCGAGCGGCCGCGCGAGCTCGACGCGGTGCTGATGAGCCAGGCGCGGCACCCGGTCCACGTCGGCATCTGGGTCGACGCCAGCGGCGGCCGTGTGCTGCACGCGGCCAAGCCGATGGTGGCCGCGCAGGACGAGATCGCGCTGAAGGCGGGGGGATACAAGGTCCATGGCTTCTACCGCCATCACAGCCGCGCCTGAGGCCCGGCCGGCGAGCGTCGTCGCGCTGCGCAACCCGTTCGACGCCGACGAGCGGGTAACCATGTTCGCCGGCGACGGCGATTCGCTGCGCGCGCTGTGCGCCAGGGCCGGGCTCGACCCGGCGCTGGCGCCGACGCTGTGCACGCTCAACGGCGTCTACGTGCTGCAGCGCGAGTGGGCGGCGACGTTCCCCGAGCCCGGCGACGTCGTAGTGTTCGAGGTCGTGCCGATGGGCGGCTCGAATACGAGCGGCGGCAACGGCGGCAAGAACATCCTGCGCTCGGTGCTGATGATCGCGGTCGCGGTCGCCGCCTTCGCGGTATCGGGGCCGATCGCGGGCGCCATGGGCTTCACCGCCGGCACGTTCGCGTTCTCGGCGGCGAGCGCCGTCATCTCGGCGACCATCGCCGTCGGCGGCTCGCTGCTGGTCAACGCGCTGATCCCGGTGCAGCCGGCGGCGCTCGGCAACTTCTCCAACGGCCGCGGCACCATCGCCGCCGCCTCGCCGACCTACTCGCTGCAAGGGCGCGGCAACACCGCCCGCCTCGGCCAGCCGATCCCGGTCGTCTACGGCCGCCACCTCGTCTATCCAGACTTCGCCGCGACGCCCTACTGGGAGTACGACGGCAACAACCAGTACCTCTACCAGCTGTTCGTGCTCGGGCAGGGCGAGTACGAGATCGAGCAGATCAACCTCGGCTCGGCCGCCGCGTCGAGCTTCGCCGAGATCGTGACCGAGATCGTGCCGCCGGGCAGCCCGGTGACGCTGTTCCCGACCAACGTCTTCACGGCGCGCGAGATCACCGGGCAGACGCTGAAGGCCCCGAACGAGTTCGCGACGCCGGCCGCGACGCCGGTCGGTCCGTTCCCGGCGGCGCCGCCCGACGGCACGCACACCGACGTCGGGCTCGACATCATCCTGCCGCGCGGGCTCTACCTCGCCGGCTCCGGCGGCTCGCTGTCGGCCAAGACCGTCGCCTGGACGGTGGAGGCGCAGCCGATCGACGGCAACGGCATCGCGCTCGGCGCCTGGGTCACGGTCGCGACCGAGACGCTGACCGATGCGACGACGACGCCCATCCGCAGGAGCTACCGCTACACGCTGCCCGCGTCGGGGCGCTGGCAGGTCCGCGTCACGCGCACGGACACCAAGGACACGACCTATTACGCCGGCCACGAGCTGAGCTGGGGCGGCCTCAGGGCCTATCTCGAGAACGTCACCGATTTCGGCGCCGTCACGCTGATCGCCATGAAGGCGCTGGCCACCGACAACCTCAACCAGGCGACGGCGCAGCAGGTCAACGTGCTGGCCACCCGCAAGCTCCCCGTCTGGGACGGCTCCACCTGGTCGGCGCCGGTTGCGACCCGCTCCATCGCCTGGGCGGCGGCCGACATTCTGCGCAACACGGTCTACGGCGGCGGCATCGCCGACAGGCGCATCGACCTCGCCGGCCTGCTGGCGCTCGATACGGTGTGGGCCGCGCGCGGCGACAGCTTCGATGCGGTCTTCGACCAGGCCGCGACCGTGTGGGACTCCCTTCAGCGCTGCTGCCGCACCGGGCGCGCCAAGCCCTACTACGAGGCCGGCCTCGTGCGCTTCCATCGCGACGCACCGCAGGACATGCCGCTGGCGCTCTACGGCGTCGCCAACATCGCGCTCGACTCGTTCTCGATGGACTTCGTCATGCCGGTCGCGGGCCAGTCGGCCGACGGCGTCACCGAGGAATACTTCGACGAGCGCACATGGCTGGCGGCCACCGTCACGGCGGGCGTCGGCGGCGCCACGCCAGGGAACCCGGCACACGAGCAGTTGTTCGGCATCGTCAAGCACACGCACGCCGCGCGCGAGGCCGCCTATCAGGCTGCCGCCAACCGCTACCGCCGCGCCTTCGTCACCTTCCAGACCGAGCTCGACGCGCTGGTCTCCGGCGTCGGCGACCTCGTCATCGTGGCGCACGACCTGCCGCGCTGGGGCCGCTCCGGCTCGGTGCGCGGCTGGAATGCCGATACGCGGACGCTGACGCTCGACCAGGAGGTCACGCTCGGGGCCGGGACCAATACGGTCGTGCTGCGCACGTCGACCGGCAAGGCCTCGCGCCAGGTGCTCGTCGCCGCCGGGCCGGTGCCGACGCAGGTCGTGCTGGCGGAGCCGCCGCTGACGCAGTCGGGCGGCGCCTTCGTGTTCCAACTGTCCGGTACGCAGGAGCCGACGCACTACGCGCTTGGCCTCGCCGAGGACAAGCCGACCGCGGCCGTCGTGACGCAGCTGATCCCGCGTGCGGGCAACCGCGTCGAGGTCCGCGCCGTCGTCGAGGACGCCCGCGTCCACGTCAATTGAATCAGGGGGAGCCATGAGCCTCGAAACCGACGTCCGCACGGCTGTCGACGACATCAAGGGCGCGCGCGACGGCATCAGCGCCGACGCCGCCACCCTGCATGCCATCGCGCACGGGCCGGCGACGGGGACGTCCTCGCTGGTCGCCACCGAGGGCGGCAGCATCAAGACCGCCGCGCGCGCCATCGCCGAGATGACCGATGGCGCGGCCTTCGCGGCGAAGGACTTCGCCAACGTCACCGGCATTCTCGCCAAGGCCCACGGCGGCTCCGGCAGCGCCGACTTCGACGGCGCCGTGGCGACGGCCATGGCCTCGTCGTTCGGAGCGCTGGCGCATGGCGACCGCCTCGCCAACGGCCAGCAGGCGCGCGCCGACCTCGGCATCGACATCGTCGCGCGCAGCGCCACGCAGGCGGCGCCGCCGGTAAGCCCGGCGACCGGAGACGCCTACCTGATCCCGGCAGGCGCGTCGGGCGCGTGGGCCGCGCAGGTGGGCAAGGTCGCGTTCTGGGCCACGCCCACGGCCGGCGTCTGGAACTACCGCACGCCCGATCTCGGCTGGAGCGTCTGGGCGACCGACACGAACACGTTCTGGGAGTACGACTTCGATGGCTGGACGGCGGCGCTCGGCTCTGGCTCCGGTGGCAGCCCTGCTTACGCCGGCATCGACGCGCGTATCGTCAAAGTGGCGAAGACCAATCGCGGCGGTGGCTGCAAGGTGCTCGCCACCGCCACGGCCGACGGGCGGATACTGCTCTGGGGCGACAACGCGGTCTTCCCGTTCAACCCAGTAGGCATCCGCGGCAGCGCCTATGAGCTGCCGGTGCCGTGGGATAGCGCGACCGTCTCCATCGAGGAGCTTTACCTCGGCAGGAATTATCTGCTCGTGCAGACGAGCGAGGCTAACGGCAACCTCTACGCCATCGGCGCCAACGACCATGGCCAGTGCGGCGACGGCACGACGACGGCCGTTACCACCCTGAAGCGGATTCAGAAATTCGCTGACGACGGCGTCAAGATAACGAAGGTCTTCACCGAGGCCACTCACGGCGCCGGTTCCGAGCAGGCCTTCTGGTTCGCCGTAACGAGCGGTGCGGCGAACCTCTATTCGTGTGGCTCCGGTGTCAACTACACCCAGGGCAACAACGCCACCGCCGATGTGACGACGCCGCGCCGGGTGACGACGTCGGGAGGCACGCCTCTCGCCGGCATCGACGCGGTTTCGTGCAGCACCGTAAGTGGCCCTGTGTTCGCGCGCACGACCGGCAACGCGGCATTCGCCTGGGGCGCTGGAACCGACGGCGCGCATGGGCTCAACACCACGAGCGCGGCCTCATGGCCTGCGACGATCGAGACCTCCGTCGGTTCCGGCGTCGCCCGCACCGATATCGCCCAGATCGTCACGACCAGCTCCGCGGTCTCGGCGACGCGCGCCGTTACATGGATGCGCACGGCGTCCGGGGGCGTCGTCGTGGCCGGCTCGCGCGCCTACGGCAACGGCGATGGCGGCGCGGTTGGGTCATCTGCCTCTCTGACGTTCCAGCCGATCGCCGGCACTCTGGCGAGCCTCGCTGTCGCGGCGCTGTTTGCCGGCGGCGGCGAATTCAGCAACTGCCTCGCTATCACCGCGGCTGGCCAGGGCTACATCTGCGGCATCATGGACAAGGCCCTCCGCGGCGACGGCGTCACGACCAGTCTGCACACGTTCGCGCTGCTGTCCAATCTTCCGGCCGGGTTTGCCGGCGCGCTGACCGGTGCCGTCATCGCCGGCGGTGGCAACAACACGACGATCTATCTCGAGGCGGAGATCTCCGGCGTAAAAACGGTCGCCAGCATCGGCTACGATGCCAGCTATCAGACTGCCAAAGGCACGACCGGGGTGGCAGCCTCGGCGCAGACCTGGGGCGTCGTCAAGGGCGCGCGCGGCACGCTCGCGGCATGGGGCGTCTTCGGCAACGGCCAGGTCGAGACGTTCTGGCAGCTCAATACCGACAGCGAGTTGCGCGCCGCCGGCGGCAACGACCAGGGCCAGGCCGGCGCCACGCCCGGCCAGACCACCTCGATCGACGTGCTGCAGCCGGTGCGCACGGGGCTGCCGCGTCTGCTCAAGGGCCCGACGCCACATGCCGACACCAGCTGGCAGGCGACGACCACCTACACGTTGAACGACCTCGTGCCCTACCAGGGCTCCGTCTGGCGCTGCCGCGTGCCGACCTCGCTCGCCGTCGCGCCGCCGAGCCTGCCGACGACGCTGAATAGCGACTGGCAGTGCTGGGGCCAGAAGGGCGACGGCGCTGGCGGTGGCGGCGGCTCGTCGGCGTGGGCCGACATCACCGGCAAGCCGACGACGCTCGCCGGCTACGGCATCACGGATGCGCAACCGCTCGACGCCGACCTGACGGCGATCGCGGCGTTGACGACGACGACGTTCGGGCGCTTGCTGCTGACGGCCGCCGACGCGGCGGGCTTGCGCTCGTCGGCCGGTCTCGCCCCGGTGGCGAGCACGGGCGCCTACTCCGATCTCACAGGGCTGCCGGCGATCCCGTCTCCCGGCGGCTCGGCTGGGCAGGTGCAGTTCAAGAGCGGCAGCACATTTGCCGGTGACTCCGGCCTTGTCTACGACGCCACCGGCGGCGTGCTCGCGATCGGCGGCAAGACGGTCGCGACGTCGACGCCGATGACGTTCTCGCAGACGTGGAACGGCGACGCGTCGGTCGTGTTCAAGGGCGAGTCGAGCGTGTTCGTGGCGCCCGATGCCAACTGCCACGTCTACTCGTCGCTGTGGCAGGTCGGGTCTTCGGGCTCCTCCAACGCTCTGAAGAACGGCTATCTCAAGGTGCTGCGCGGCGGCGAGATCGTCATCTCGGACAACGACAACCTCGGCGCCGCCGGGGCCAGTCTCGGAGGCATCGCCCGGCGCGGCGCCGCCGGCGAGATGGCGCTGACGTCCCTGCTCGACCCGGCCAGCGGCATGCCGGCGGACGTATTCCGCTTCTACTGGGAGGATTCGACCAAGGTCGGCTCGGCTGCGGGCAGCGCGGCGATCCTGCGCTTCATGGGCACCAACCGTGGCAGCCTCGAAAGCGGGGGCGCGCTCAACTTCATCTCCAACGTCGGCCGCTTCGAGCACGAAGGGCTCGGCTCGGCGCGGCTGCACAACGTCGGCTACGAGGCCGGCTCGAGCCATGGCCGCACCATCGATTACAACAACTCCGGCCAGGACACCAAGGCGGTGCCCGTGTCCGCCTCGACCGTCGACCACACGATCGCGGCGATGCAGTTCGGCTACTTCGACGGCTCAGCGTGGACGGTGCAGTCCTACATCGACGGCTATGGGCGCTTCAATGGCCCGGCGATCGACCTCGCCGAGCAGGCGAGCCCCGGTAACCCGGCGGCCGACACGGCCAGGCTCTACGCCAAGGACGTAGCCGGCGTCACCAAGCTGGCGTTCCGGGACAGCGCCGGCACGGAGACGGTGCTCGGCTCCGGCGGCGGCTCGTCGGCGTGGGCCGACATCACCGGCAAGCCGACGACGAT